CTTACAACTAGTAAAGTCATTAATAATAAGCTTGGTGTTGCCAGAAACCTGACAACAAGCGAATTGTAAGGTTTCTTCGTGTAAGCTTAAGGCTCACACTAAAATATTAGGTTTTATATCTTCGGCACCTATTGACCGGACTCTATAAGAGTTAGAATTTTATATCTTCGGGTTCTATTCCCCGGATTCCAAATATTATATGACTAGGGATTTGGAAAAACCCTTTTTGAAATTTAAGACAAATAGTCAGGAGAAGCTACTTCATATATAATGGGCGGGCCTATGTAAAATAACAAATGGTAATCTTCGTCAGCTGCCACATATCGCATATAAGTGGCAGTAGTGTCATTAAAACAAAAAGAGCTCATAAAATGCGCCGGGCCACTCAAGGCGCTGGCAGAACCCCATGCGGTGACTCCTCGGCGATTTGGCAACATGGTATAAATTGAATAGTATGGCTTACGCCCCGCATTTGTATTTGTTAAGGAATCAATCTCCAATGCTTGAAATCCAGTGAAATACCTTTCTGTAGTGTAAGATCCCCAAGCTGCAAAGTTTGCTGGAACAAACGTGGTGCCATCAGCAACCAACGCTGGAAGCGATCTAGTGGATGTGGTATCAAGAAAATTGTGGTCAACCAATGATATAGGAACTCTGTCATTTGTGGCACTCACCACAGTGTATCGATTTATATATCCACCTCTGCGCGCAGCGAAACACATCTCATAATGGGTAAGAAATCCATTACAAGCGTAATCAAACGGTATCGCCCCAACACCTATGGTGGTAGTGCGCGAGCTACCTGCAGCCTTAGTCCCTCTGAATGCAGGTCGATCAAACTCATACAAACGCACGTGCATTGCATTAAGATTAGATGTAGTGGAATACGCATAATTGGGCTGTTCTCTTTTTACTAACACTCTTATGTCAGAAACATCCTCCCCAATTGATAAAAATGGTGTCTTCACACTGGATTTTGTTCCCACAGATCCTGATGAAGCTAAATAACACATATTCTTAGTATTAGACCCAGGCCTGTACACTGCATAATCATCACCAGCAGCGATCCACACATTTAAAAAAACAGGGGTCAATACAGTGGTGTTGGGGGTATTTAAAGCGTTAAGAACCGAGACTGTGAAATAGCCGTTGCAAATGGATGAATTAGCACCCAACGCAATAGGAAAAGGTAGAGGGTTAGTTTGTAATACATTATATATGGAATGGTAAGGAACCTCTAACTCAACCTCTTGATCCTTCTCCAAATCCAATATTATGGTTGCAGGGGTGGAATAAAAAGCCGGCGTGTTAATGTCGGTAGTGGGGTATGGATCCCATGTTATGCGCAAACGCCCTCTATGCATATTTGATGCTATGGCTTGAAATTTATACTTAATGGTCCCGCTCCAATAAGAGAATGGGGCAGACAAATAAGATATAGCTGGGTAATGTCTTTCTGAACCATTTGCAATGTATACAACAGGGGTAACCCCGCTTTGCAGCAAGGTCGTATCAGCGGCCGCGGAAACAGCCCACTGTGTGGAATTCAATAAAGAATACCGTTTAGCCAGACTTTTAATGTCCATATCCAACACGTCTGGAGGAACATTCAACTCTGCGCCAAGAGCAATTGAATTTGCTGAAGACAAAGCCATTTTAGGAATAGTATTCGGCTG